AAATTCAGCGATACTAACTACATTGGTTACCCAAGCTGTTTGTGTTGTTAATCCACTCATTGTTTATCCTTATTTTTTTTTACCGAATATTTTTTTAACAATACTCTTTTTTTCTTTTTTTTGTACTTCGGTTATAACTTTCTTTTCAGTTACAGGTTTAACTTGTTCTGCAACACCATTGTTTAACCATTTAGAAGCTAATTTCATTTGCCATGCTTCTGACATATCAAGTTCGCTATCTTTTTTATAAACTAAAGTTTCTGAACCTGCTTCATTAGCTGTTGCTAATTTATCTTGTTTCATTTTTATTTTCATAGTTTCTCCTTTAAATTTTATTTAATTAAAGGGCGAAGTTCCACTCTCGCTTTCCTCCGCCCTAAAATATTAACTTACGTTAATTATTAGTCGTTTGCTTGGTTAGCAGTTGGTCCAGAGATTGGATCTCCTAATACAACTGATAAACCTACGATAGTACCTGTAGAGTGAGTCCCTGCGTGAGTTACTACACCTCTTACATATCTTTTACCACCAACATAACCTAATTTGTATGCTTGTGCTGCGTGAGCAGGTGCATCTACCACTTGGAAGATACCACTACCATCAACTGTACCACCAGTAACCAATGTGTTGTTAGTTACGGCTGCAAACCCTGAAGCTGGAGCATCTGAATCTTCTAAAGAAAAAGAAAATTTATTTGTTCCGTTCAAAGTTATACCAGCTGCACCTACATCAGCAACTAAAGTTACAGATTGAAAACCTTGAGTATCAATACCTGTACCATTTGCTGACGCAGTTCTGACAACAGCAGACAAACTGTGATCAACTTTAACATTTTGTGCTAAATCTTTCATTGTTTATTTCTCCTATTGTTAATTACTGAATAGTAATTGTTGTTATTGCTTCTGGTAATATTACCTGACCACCCACTCTTCTTCTAGCGATGTATCTTACATTACCTGAACTAGCTTGTGTAAAAGGATCTCTCATAATTGAAAGATTTACTCTGTCCACAATCATATATGCTCTTCTTATATCACCAAACACTACTGGTAAAGTACCATCAGCGACATCTGCCAAGTCTGATGCTTCAACAACTGGGTGTCCTAATAAATTAGAACCGATTCCCATTTGGTAAATTCCAGGTTGGAAAATATATTGTCCACTGGCATCTTTTAACTTTCTTATTGCAGAAAGAGTTGATCTATTGAACAACCATGTTGCGTTTCTCATATATTCAGATTTGATGTTATGTGCTGCACCGATTAAATCGTCTGCTGCTAAAGCATCATTTGCTGCAGTTGTAATAGTTCCAACACTAGCATTCGTGATAAGACCTTGTGGCTTACCGATTGAATCACCAGATATGAAAGCATTTCCCTCTGCTTTTGCAAATTGTTCTGTGAACTCTGCGTTCATTTCTGCTTCAAGATTGAAAACTGAATCTTCAAGTTCTTGTTCAGAAATATCTACTAGAGCATATACTTCGTGAGCTGGAATTTCTTCCAAACCTACAGTGTATCCAGTTGTTTCACTTCTAGTGCCTTGTTCTGCAACCCATTGTGCTGAAAAAGTTCCTGTTCTTTTTGGAACTTGTACGCTTCTTTGAGTTGTTGTTCTTACTCTAGCTAGTGATCTTACTGGGCTATACTCTATGATGCCTTTGATTAACTCTCTCACATACTCAGGTGGAGCTAGGTAACCAGCTGTTGCATCGTTAGATACAGTTAAAACTTTAACCTCATCAGGTGAAAGTCCTTCTTTTCCCTCTCTTAACCATTTATCGTAAACTTTCTTTTGCATTGATTCAGCTGGTGAACCTTTACCAAAGTCAGGTCTTGATACAATAGTTTCAAGTCTTGCCATTTGCTCTTGTTGTGCCTTTTGCGAAAGTTCGTTTGCTTTCAATGATTTCTCAATGTCAGCATACTTATCTAATTCTTTGTCGATTTTAGATAACTTTTCTTCCGTCACAGGATCAGAAGCACCTTTGCTTTCGATCTGTTTTAGTCTTTCATCATTTGCGTTTTTGAAAGATTCAAAAGTTTTACCAAGAGTTTCTACAGCAGATTTTACTTCGTTATTATCCATTGTTATTTCCTCTTTGTTATTGTTTAATTATGTCAGCGACTTTGTTTATTAAGTCAGCTAACTGTTTGTTGTCATCACCAGCATCTCGCTGAGATAAAGACTCAGATAATGCTTTCGCACCAATCTTAGCCTCTGTCCGAGAAAGACCTCCTGCCTCACGCAAGATTTTTTCCCACTCTCGAATATTTTTAGCATTACCTTTTACAGTTTCAATCAAAGCACTTTCGTTCATTGGGAAAGTTACTAAACTGATTTCCATAAGATCAACTTCTTTAAGAGTTCTAGTACCTCTTTTACTTTCGTTGTATCCTTGCTTTTCAGGGTCTGCTCTAAATCCTATTGACATACCATCTAATGCACCCATCTTTAATAGTTCGTATGCTTCACGACCTTTTTGAGTACCCATAGCTAGTTTGCCTTTTACGAATAAACCTTTTTCATCTTCGTACATATCCTCAAATACTCCGATAGGTTCATCTGTTTTATGTTGATATAATAATTTTACTTTTCTTGCTGGTCTTTGTTCTAAAGATTTTGTGAATGCACCTTTTTGCATTATATCACTACCTTGATCTTCATTACCAAATATAGAACCATAACCAGTAAAAGTTCCTTTTTCGCCATTAGCTTTTACTTCTGAATGAAAGGTTAATTTTTTAATTTCTGTATCGCATTGACAAACTCCGTCATCTTGACATACACAAACACTTTTCATTGGTTTCTTTTTAGGTTTCTTATGATACTTATCTTCTTCTTCTTCTGATCCATAACCTTTGCTAATTGCTTCTTCATAAGCAGAGTGTGTACCACAAGGCATAAAAATTGTTTTGCCATCTTTATCCATACTGTGAACACCTACACAACCTATCTCTTTAGCTTTATCTCTAGCTTCAGTGGGGTTGTCAAACATATCTTCTTCTCTTGCTTCTTTCATATCATCTTCTGGTTTTTTTGCTTTAGATGAGATAACATCTGTCAAAGACTTTATAGCTTGTCCCATCTTTTCTATATCGTTCATAGAATATTCCTCCTGTTTTCTATTTTCGTATTGAGAACTACATACTGCTAATCTTTGATCAGTTGCTGGATATTCAGAAGTAGTCTTGTCATCTGACATACATCTACTCATAAAATCCTCTCTCGTTTCATTATTATTTGGTTTTACTAAAGGCATTATTATCTTTTAATTAATCCTCTAACTTTTTTTACCCATTTGTATTTATCGTTACTTCTACAAATACATATTCCTATTACTATTCCAATTATTATTTCCATTTTGTTTCTCCTTATAAGAAGTCAGGTGTAGTATAAATTGCTGCACACCGACAGTTGATTGTATTACCTGCTGAACCCATTGGGTCGCCAGGATATTTTAAAAGTTCGCCACCGACAATAAATCTGCCCTCTAAAGCAGTTCTTTGTCCACTAGCTATTGAATGAGCAAGTCTTGTTCTATTATCTTGTATTGCGACCCATTCTTTCACAGTACCTCTAATTTTCATAGACTCTGCAACTGCTTCGTTTGCAAAAGATGCAACTCTATGTGTTTCAGTTCTTGATATAAGGTTTGCTCTGTAAATACCCATACCAATTAGTGCGTTTCTTAAAGCTGTTCCTGTTTCTTCAGTAGATAGACCACTGTTGTAACTCGAGTCTATAACTTTAGATATTCTTTTTCTTGTAGTATCGTCAATGCCTGTAACCCAAGTAGCTGTATTTACGTCAATAAATTCTTCTAATCTATCGTTAAATTCATCATCAAAGTCTTTTACAAAAAATTGACCTAGAGCATTCTGCTTAAAGGCATTCGCTATTACCATATATTGTACTCTAAATATTCTTTTTAGCTGTTCTGTCTGTTTTCTTAATTCTATATCTAACTCTATCTGACTTCTATTACTGTATGCAATTTTTACTTTATTACCAAACTTATTAAAGAATATCTTTAAAACATTTCTAAAATTTTTTCTATATGGTTCTCTTAATCTGTTTTGTGCATACCAAGTTCTTTCCCTTGCTTGTTTAAATACACGAAGCTGACGCTTGTTAAAAATCATTTTTTTTCTTATCCTTTATTTTTTTTTCTAATACCCACTTAACCATAGA